GATGTGAAGTTTTTGAGATTGATTCTAATAGATATAACAATTGTACGCGAGCAAAATTACGTTACGAAAGATTTTCTAAGTTTGTCGGTGACGATGAAATTGCCATGGAAATTCGAGAGTATGCAAAGACATATCCAACCAAAGGTATTATGATTCGAGATAGTGCCACTGGTTCAATGACATACTTAAAGTTACCTAAAGGAAAGGCAGGAGTTCAGTTTTAATGTTTGGAGCTGCTGCTAAATTTGTGGCTGATTTTTTGTCGAATATTATTAATGGCATCGTGACGAAATGGATGCAAATGAGAGAATCGCGCAAACGAGGTGAGGCCGAGGCTGAGAATGCAATACATGAAGAAAATGCAAAACGAAAAAGACGGGCCGATGAAATTATGTCATGGCCCATCAAAAAGGGTAAGGCTCTTATTGATAGTATTCGTAGTCGTAGCAACACAGCTCCTTAGCGGAGCGGGATGTGCTACATCAGGAGTTTCTAATTTAGAACCGCCTGCCTGCCCAAGATGGAATGAAGATTCAATTCTTGATTTGGAGATGTTACTAGAACTACAAAATGCAGGCGAGATTGATATTGTAGATTTAGAATTCCATTTGGGTGAGCAACAAAGGCACTGTGAAGCTCTCGATGCATATTTAAAGGACGATTGCGAGGATTAAAAATGGGAAGCAACTTATACGGAAGTGCCACAAATGGAAATAACGGCATGTTAAGACAAATTTTAGTCGGGGTTATTACAGCAGCCGTCCTTGGTGTTTGGGCATTTGCCTCTACTAGAGCATCGTCCCGTGATCTGGAAAGATTTGAAATAGAATCTAAAAATGCAGATATAGTCCTCACTAAAGAAATTAGAAATTTGCGTGGAATACTTCATGAATTAGATATTGAACAGTCAACCTTTCGCGCCCAGGTAAGAGAAGCCCTAAACATAAAATAGTTATTGATATTTTTGTATAGGTATGCTATACTTTATTCATTATGATTTACATTGACCACAAGTACATTCGCCTTCTTTCTTCGCAGCTGGAACACTTCAAGCAGAAGTCGGTAGAGTTATATAATTTTCGTTGCCCTATCTGTGGCGATTCCGAAAAGAACAAATACAAAGCCCGCGGTTATGTGTTTCGTAGAAAAGAATCTCTAATCTACAAATGCCATAACTGTGGCGACAGTCGTTCATTAGGCAATCTCATTAAGCATATTGACTCTACGTTGCACGGGCAATATGTAATGGAACGATATAAGTCAGGCGTGAGTTCTAAAACACCTGATTCAAAACCAGAATTTCAATTCGATGCCCCGGTATTCGCAAAGCATTCCCCAGGGAAATTGCTTGCAAGTATTGGGGCTTTTCGTTTATCAACTCTACCAGACGACCATGTGGCTAACCAGTTTGTTACAAAACGAAAACTCCCGTATGAAAAAACAAAGGGTTTATACTACATAGACGACGAAGAGAAGTTAGAATTATTATCCCCTAAGTATAAAGATAGGATTATAGGGCATTGTGAAAGATTGTTATTGCCTTTCTGCGATACAGAGGGTAATATGACAGGGCTGACAGGCAGAGCCCTTAATGATGATAAAGGGTTGCGGTATCTTGCATTGAAATTCAATGCCGAGAATGAACCTTTAATATTTGGATTGGAGAAATGGGATGGACGAAAATCTACTATCGTGGTTGAAGGGGCCCTTGATTCCCTTTTCTTTGATAATGCTATCGCTGTGGGCGGTGCTGACTTTTCTCGGCTTGATGGGTTGGTCGAGAAAGATACTACAACGATTGTTTTCGATAACGAACCGAGAAACAAAGAAATAGTAAACCGAATGGCTAAGATAATTAAGGCTGGATGGACAGTTTGTTTCTGGCCGGAAAATATTTTAGAAAAAGATGTGAACGACATGGTGCTTGCAGGACAGACGGCTGAAGAAATTGAAGGCATGATAAATAGAAACAAATTCGCAGGACTACAAGCCAAATTTAAATTAAATGGATGGAAGAAATGCTAATGGGCGATATGAATGTTGAACTAGTTGACCATATGGGTTCTGACCTTACTGTTGTTAATGCTGCGCGAGTTAGTTTTAATAAACATTCCGATTCTTTATCGGCCGGAGATGAAAATCTGATTAAATATCTTGCGAAACATAACCACTGGACTCCAAGCGCACATTGTATGTTATCCTTTAGAATTAAAGCTCCCATTTTTGTAGCTCGGCAATTAGTAAAACATCAAATCGGTCTTACATGGAACGAAGTTAGTCGGAGGTATGTTAAAGACGACCCCGATTTTTTTATGCCAGAATCATGGCGCGCTAATCCAGAGAATGTCAAGCAAGGTTCTTCTGAATTTAGAAAAATTGAACATTTAAATGAAAAAGGTCATATTGAAGATAATGTAATGTTGCTATATATGAAAGCTAATAGTTTATATAAACAGATGCTAGATGCTGGTGTATGCGCCGAGCAGGCTAGAATGATTCTTCCTCTCAGTACCTTTACTGAATGGTATTGGACTGGAAGTTTATATGCCTTTGCTCGTGTCTGTAAACTCAGATGCGCGAACGATACTCAAAAAGAAACGCGGTATATCGCAAATAAAATTTCAGAAGAGGCGCAGAATATTTTTCCTGTGTCTTGGAAATATTTAAGAGGGGACCCTGACCATAATGACAACAACGACGATATCAGCGGCAATAAAGTATAATACGCTCCCTACAATATACCAGCAGTATATTCATCTTTCGAGATATGCTCGTTGGTTACCCGAAGACGGTAGACGAGAAACCTGGGATGAAACTGTAACTCGGTATTTTGATTTTTTTGAAGGACATCTTAAAGAGTTTACAAAAGGTAAATTGACAAAGAATGAACGAGAAGAATTAGAACAGGCTGTTTTAAGTCTTGAAGTAATGCCATCTATGCGATGCCTGATGACTGCTGGTGAGGCATTAGAACGCGAGAATATTGCTGGTTATAATTGTTCATATATCGCCATTGATTCCCCACGCGCATTTGATGAGATTCTTTATATTTTGATGAATGGTACTGGCGTTGGTTTTTCTGTAGAACGGCAATCAGTAAATCAGCTTCCTTTAGTTGCAGAAGACTTTCATACAACAGACACATCTATTGTTGTTCCTGATAGTAAATTGGGTTGGGCAAAGGCTATGAAAGAATTGGTGGCTATGCTCTATAGTGGGCAGATTCCAACATGGGATCTTTCTCGTATTCGCCCTGCGGGCGCACCACTAAAAACATTCGGGGGAAGAGCTTCTGGACCACAGCCTCTTGATGATTTATTTAATTTTGCTGTTCGCATCTTTACAGGAGCAGCAGGAAGAAAACTCACCTCATTAGAATGCCATGATTTGGTTTGTAAGATTGCAGAGATTGTCGTGGTTGGCGGGGTTCGACGCTCGGCCTTGCTTTCGCTTTCCAATCTATCCGACGAACGAATGCGTCATGCAAAGAGTGGGCAATGGCAAGGTACAGAACCACAGCGGGCTCTTTCTAATAACTCTGCTGCATATACAGAGAAGCCTGATATTGGGATTTTTATGGCCGAATGGCTTTCGCTATATGATAGTAAAAGCGGAGAGCGAGGAATTTTCTCCCGAATTGCATGTCAAGAGCAAGCAGCGAAAAGTGGCCGGAGAGATCCTGATTATGAATTTGGCACAAATCCTTGTTCAGAGATTGTTCTGCGATCAAAGGAATTCTGCAATCTTTCTGAAGTTGTCATTCGTCCTAAAGATACAATGTCAACACTTAAAGAAAAGGTTCGTCTGGCAACTATTTTAGGAACAATTCAGGCGACATTAATGAATTTTAGATATATAGGTAGTGGGTGGGGTAAGAATTGTGAGGAGGAAAGGTTGCTCGGTGTGAGTCTTACTGGAATTATGGACAACGTATTAACGAATGGAAAAAAAGATGGCTTACCTAAGCGGCTTGAAGAACTCAAGTCAATTGCAATTGAAACAAATAAAGTCTGGGCTAAAAGACTCGGTATTAATCAAGCGGTTGCAATCACCTGTGTCAAGCCTTCGGGAACTGTGTCACAACTTGTCGATGCTGCTTCTGGGATTCATGCTCGTCATAACCCACACTATATTCGCACTATACGCGCTGATAAAAAGGACCCTCTGGCCAAGATGATGGTCGAGGCTGGATTTCCAGTAGAAGATGATGTCGTTCAACCAGATCACAATTATATATTTTCATTTCCGATGGAAGCACCACAAGAGGCTATATTCAGAACTGACCTGACAGCCATTGAGCAATTAGAACATTGGCTGATATACCAACGTCATTGGTGTGAACACAAACCTTCATGCACCATATCGGTAAAAGAAGCAGAATGGATTGAAGTTGGTGCATGGGTATATAAACATTTCGATGAGATGAGTGGAGTATCATTCCTACCATTTTCTAATCACATCTATAAACAAGCACCCTATATAGATTGTAGTAAAAAAGATTATACTGCTGCAAAAAACAGTAAAAAAAGATTATACTGCTGCAAAAAACAGTATGCCTAAAGATGTAGATTGGATGCTCTTGGCTAATTACGAGACAACCGACCAAACGATAGGTTCTCAAGAATTAGCGTGTAGTGCGGCAACGGGATGTGAAGTATAAATGGAACCAGAAGAAGAATTATCATTAGAAATTCTTGATTGTAGATATTGTGAAGCGCAATACAGTATTTTATTAGGCGATAATTTTCTGCATGAGAATTCGCACTATTGTCCTTTTTGTGGTGAATATAATGTAAGAGAAGAATTATGATAATTGCAGGAATTGATTATTCAATGTCGTGCCCAGCCATCTGTATACATGATACCCAAAAGGGAAAATTTTCATTTAAGACCACCAATCATTATTTCAGGTCTAATCTTAAAAAATTTGATAAGTTCTATGAAAATAGAATTTGGGGAGAGAATCATGGTCAATGGAAAACAGATGAAGACCGATATGATGATATTTCTACTTGGGCATTAGATATTATTACGTCTGTTCATAGAGTAGATAAAGTATTTCTAGAAGGCTATTCTTATGGCTCTACTGGGAAGGTATTCCATATTGCAGAAAATACAGCAATTCTTAAATATAATTTATGGGATGAACAAATAGAATTTGAAATTATTCCCCCGACAGTAATTAAAAAGTTTGCAACTGGAAAAGGGAATGCGAACAAGGAGAAGATGTATGAATCATTTAATATTGAAAATCCAGGAATGGATTTACGTTCATGGCTTACTCCTAGGTCAAGTAATGTTATTAGTCCTGTTAGCGATATTGTTGATGCTTACTTTATAGCTAAGTATGGGCTTAGTCTTTAATAAGGATATCCATATTAAAGGATGTTCTTGTATAGGCTATCCTTCAAACGGCTACACCTTATATATCCTTTGGGAACATGTTTTTGAGCAAGTATTTTAAAACTATTTTTATTGGCTCGTAGCACAACTGGTAAATGCACGGTTCTTATAAAGCCGAGATAGTGGGTTCAAGTCCCACCGAGCCTACCATTTGGGATGGAGTCTGACAGTAGAATTTGATTCATATGTTCTCGGAGCTATAAAAAAGGGGCTTTAGAACGCGGTCTAATCGGCGTTTAGTGTGTTGCAGTACATAATTCCCTATAATACAGAAAATCTCGTTACAGGGTGACCTAGGGTGTCAAAAAACCCTTTAAAATCAAGCACTTAGCTGACATAAAAAAATGAACTATTACCAAAAGCCCTTTAAAATCAAGCACTTAGAGAATGTTTTATTTCGACGGAGCTATTGACAAGACGGTGAATCTGGGGTATACTCTATATAGAGGTTAAGAATGGATATTGTCGTTTTACAAGGCAAGCCCCGACACGGTAAGAATCGTGAAAAGTGGGGCTCAGACTGGCGCTGGATTCGTCAGACTAATGATCCGAATTTTGAAATCCTGAGGAGGGAAACCATTGTATCGTAAACCCGTTCCGACTTATCCGATTAAGGATGCGTTGGAAGCAACCGCGGCGATTATCCGTATGCACGGATATATCTCCAAGAAGGATGCTGCGACTTCTGGACACAAGGCGACCGCGGTGATTCTTGGTGAGTGGTTGACTTCTTCTTCGCCGATCTGCGTGGGTACCCAGGACGCCGACGATGTGATGGCGGCCTCGGCCTTGGATTGGCTGGGGAAGCTGACTACTTCGCCGAAGACTGGTCGTGAAAACGATTTCGATATTTCCATGAGGAACTTGATTCTGGGTGGATATCGGAAGTTGGGTTTCTGTGAGATTTGTACGTCTGACTTTGGGTTCATCGCCTGTGTCTATTCGACCATGGAGCGTGCAGCCAATAGCGAAGTGAAGAAGGCAGAAGCCAAGGAAGCTGCATCGAATTCTGCCTACATGGGTTCGATTAAGAAGCGGGCGGAGTTTTTCGTCAAGCTGATCGGCAAGAAGTATAGCGATAATGTTGGTTGCTATATTTACAAGGTCAAGGATCAAAAGGGAAACCTCGGGGTCTTTTTCAGTAGCGATGCCGATTTGGCGAAGGTCGAGGATTGTTTTCTGGCTAAGATGACTCCGAAACGCCATAGTGTGAATGATTATCACGGTGGCAAGGAGACTGTATTCAATCGGGTTAAGGTCGTACAGAATGTTGGTGCTCCGAAAGTGTCATAAGGAGGGATTGTGTATAGGTTAATTATATTTTGCATCTTTAGTTTTTTTGTTACGAATCCCGCTTCTGGCACTCCGCCGGAAGCGGCTGTGATATGTACGACTTGTCATGGGGTGGATGGTATTGGTATACTCGATATATACCCAAACCTTAAAGGGCAGAAAGAAAAATATATCACCAAACAGATAAATGATTTTAAGAGCGGCGCAAGAGTTGACCCTATTATGTCGCCTATGGCTAGTTTATTGTTAGAAAAAGACATGGTGGCTGTTGTGAAATATTTTTCGGAATTGAAATAGTCTTTTCGGGGCACTGCCTCGACCAGGATGCTCACATACGAGAAATACTCAAGCAATTGAAATCGCAAGGTCCCCGTGACCCTGCGGTTTCTTTTATTATTAAAGCTACAATAGGTAATATTTGTCGTATAAAAATGAAAGACTTCGTGTCTAAATAAATTCAAAAGGATAAATGATGATTCAGATAATCACAAAAGATAGTTGCCCTTGGTGTGTAAAGGCAAAGACGATTTTGAAGACTCATGGTTATTCCTACCAAGAGATTAAGATTCCATATTCCCTTTCTAAAGAAGAATTTCATACCTTGGTTGAGGAATACCAGACTTCAAAAACTGTCCCAAAGATTTTTGATGATAAAGAATTGATTGGTGGATATGAAGAATTGATAATTTGGCTTGATAATCATATTGGAGGTTATGGTGAAGGTTCTTTGTCCTAAGTTGCTTACCAATTTCATTTAATGTTAAATGGAGCCCTAACTAGCTCTAGTTGACTGCTATATAATAATAGACATTTTTATTGCAAGTGTCGGTGATTGCTTTAAATTTTTGAATTGACCACCGAGTTTATAAGGAGCCTTTATAATGGCATTTCGTACAGATAGTCAGGCACGTCGGGTAACCGACTACTTCTCCGAGGGAAAGACCCTCACGGCTGCTGAAGCCCGATCACGCTTTGGTGTGCAGAACTTCCGCGCTTTGATTTCGCATATCAGGGGCACGGTTGAGGCTTATGGTAACCATGAAGTATGGTCTGAGCCGACTTCAACCAGCACGGCCCGTTATGGTATGGACTCGTAATAGTAGTCTAACCCATAACATTCTTGTTCTCGTTTAGAACATGAGTTAGGGGCGGCGGCATTGTTGCTGCCGCCCCTATTTTTTTGGAGAAAATTGAGATGAGCGATAGTCCATTTGAGCTTGAATTTACTTTCGGCGATACTTCTGGGGTTATAATTGACGAAGATGAGTTAAAGAAAAACGCAGTTCATAAAGATGCCAAAGGTGGCACCGAGTTAATGCTTGAGGGATTGAAGAAGCGACTCGATCCTGAGCTTTGGGATAATTTCAATTTTATCATGTCGCGTGTGCGTGACGAATTTATTGATTCTGATAAGCCCAACATTCTTTGGCTTCAGGACTTGCCAGAAGACCCAGAGTCGCAGCATCTTAAAGACGCATCTTCCCGAGAACGATTCGCCAAGATTATATTCAATAGTAATTGGCAACAGCAACAGTATCATATGAAGCTAGGTGTTCCATACGAAGATGGTGTGGTATTAAAGAATTGTTGCGAGCGTTTTGAGTCGCACGAAAAACCCAAGGATGAAAAACTTCGCCTTGTGTATTTTTCTACTCCTCATCGTGGGCTTCATGTTCTAGAATCAGCCATTCGGCATCTAGAAACCCTGCGCGATGATTTTGAAGTAGACATCTATTCTAGTTTCAAGATTTATGGTTGGGAAGAACAAGACAAGCAATTCCAAGAATTGTTTGACCGATTGGGTGAACTCAAGTCGGTTAATTACTATGGCACAGTTTCAAACGAAACAATTCGTGGGGCTCTTACCAAGAGCCATATTCTTGCATATCCTTCTACCTATATTGAAAGCTCATGTTGCGTTGCAATTGAAGCAATGGCCGCAGGGCTTTTGACTGTTGTTCCTAATTATGGTGCATTGACTGAAACCTGTACTGACTATGCATGGATGTATAATTGGGAATCAGATCCGTCTGTTCATGCTCGGAGGTATGCAGGAATTCTGAATAGCGCACTTGATTCTTATTGGGAACCTGCCCTTCAGCAAATTCTAAAACTACAAGCAATATATTACAATTATTTCTATAGCTGGGATATGCGAGCATCACAATGGACTACATTACTCACTGGCTTAAAAGCTGAGTTTGATGCTCGCCCTAAGCGACAAAAGTATCCTTATTAGGGAGAATCATAATGGACTTACTAGTTAAGTTTCCAACCCGTGGTAGATGTGATAAATTCTTTACGGTGTTGGATTCGTTTGTGGAAAAACAGTCGGGTGACCATAATTGTCATTATCTCGTTTCTTGTGATACTGACGATGAGACGATGAACAATCCGGATGTCATTAAGCGCCTTGAGTCATATGATAATCTTTCATATTATTTCGATGAGCGGGCTGGTAAGATTGGTTCTGTAAATCGTGATATGGACAAGGCTCTAGACTATGATATTCTCATGCAGCCATCGGATGATATGATTCCTGTGTACACTGGTTGGGATGATAGAATCGTAGAAGAGATGGAGGTTTGTTTTGATGATGGTGATGGTGTTGTCTGGTTTTTCGATGGTCATAATCGCGAAACTGATACACTTTGTATTATGGGAAAACCCTATTATGACCGATTTGGATATTTGTATTATCCTGAGTATAAGAGTCTTTGGTGTGATGCTGAGTTTACTGAAGTGGCTGATCTATTAGATAGACTTTCATTCAGTCTAGATGTTTTATTCGATCATCAGCATCCTGATTGGATGCAGTCACATGGATATGATGGTCAGAAGCGTGGTTACGATCAGCTATATATTGATAACGATAATCAGGAAGATCGCGATTTTGATGAACGATTGTTTCATGAGCGAAAGGCTAAGAATTTTGGGTTGATTGGGGTATGATAAATTATGGAATCGCATGAGGAAAAAACTCAAAAATATAGCACTTGGGGAGATAAGTTATTACAGCATACGGATGTTCTTTATTCTATTCAGAAGTATCAAGAATTTAAGCCCATAACAATTCAGTTGGCTCCGTGTGAAATCTGTGATAGTGATTGTCCATTTTGTTCGGTCGCAGGTAGGCCGTTAAAAAGTTATATTCCGTTTAGTAAAATTGTTAAGTGTTTAGAAGATTTTAAATCTCTTGGTGCAAAAAGTGTGGAGATTACTGGTGGTGGTAATCCCATGTTATATCGCGACAAGGTCGAGAAAAAAACGATTAATGATATTATTGATGTGGCCTATGATTTAGGTTATAAAATTGGCATTATTACAAATACAGAAAAATTAGGTAGACATTTAAAAAAAGATCGACACGAAAAGATTGATTGGGTTCGGATTAGTTTAATAAAACTTGATGAAAATTCTAATCCAGAAGATTATGATTTTGATGGGCTTCCGTATTCTAAACTAGGATTTAGTTATATTATATACGACGGTACTGGTGGTGTTCCAGATGAACTTTCTAGAACTAATAAGCCGTATGAAGGCACTACTCCTGCAACTATAGAAAAAATGGCTAAGTTGGTTGATCTTCATCCGAAAGTTAAGTTTGTTCGTATTGCAGGAAATTGTCTAATTAAAGGAAATAATGCAGAGGTTCGTGCGCGTTATAAAAATGTAATTGATTCAGTAGATGTTCATAATAAATTTTTTATAAAAGATATTGGCTTTGATGATAGCCCATTTGATGATGGGTGTTATGTTGGGGCTATTCGACCATATGTTGCTCCTAATCCTCATGGGGGAAATTATCAAATTTATATTTGTACCAGCCATGTGTTGAATAAAAGGGTGTATGATTTAGATTATAGTCTGGGTAGTATTGATAATGTAATTCAAATATGGCATGATATGAATAAATCTTATATTGAAAATGGTTATCCTTATCAAATAAAAAATAATGGTGGTGGTAATTGGTGTGCCAATTGCAATTATTGTTATTATAAATTTAACAACAAACTATTACATACGGTTGCTAATGAGATGCCTGATAAGGATTTTCCGTGAGTGCTGAATACGGTGAGACGTATTTTAAACAATTAAATTATGCCGATTATTTAAGCCGAAGAAGTAGATATTTTGGTCTGGCTAGGGAATTGACTGAGCTATTATCAAATTTGGGTTTGGTGTCTGTTTCTAGTAGGATTATGGATTATGGATGCGCCCTTGGTTTTTTAATGGAAGGATTAGAGCATTTGGGGTATCGTAACGTGTATGGTTATGATATTTCTTCGTGGGCCCGAGAGCAGGCGAAACGAAATGATTTGCGTGTTTATGAAGTTGTTTCAAAATTAGATTTTGATATTATGTTTTGTCTTGATGTTTTGGAACATATGACAGAATCTCAGATTGATGATGTGTTTTCTTTTTATAATGCAAATGTTTTGGTTGCAAGAATTCCTTGCTCGACTAATAATGGTAAATCATTTAATTTAGATGTGTCAAATACAGATAAGACACACATCAATTGTATGGAAAAGCCGGATTGGATTAATCTTTTATCTAAGTATGGATATAATGTTTTTCTTCCTTTGCATTTATATACCATTTATGATTCTCCTGGTGTGATGTGTTTTGTTGCGCTGAAGGGGGATGGGATTAAATATGAAAGTACATGTTAATACGCAGGTGAAAAATGAGGAACTTTTATTAGAAAAGGTTTTGCCTTTTTGGCAAGAATACCCTGTGGATGAGTTTGTGTTTTTTAATGACCATTCTTCAGATAAAACTGAAGAGGTGATTGATGATTTTTTGGGAGACGAGGCTAGGGTTTTTAGTGCAGGCGACAAAACTGCTAAGTTACATATTACCTCTGATTATAATGAGCCTAACAATAGATCAGTCATGTATGAATATAGCAAGAATCAAGGGGCGGATATTGTTATTTCAATAGACGCTGATGAATTATTGTCTCATTCATTTTTATTAAATTTTGATTGGATTATGGAACAAGCCTTAGGATTGCGTATATATTTTTACCAATATAATGTGGTGGGGTCGTTAAATAAAATTCGTCAAGACCCAGAGTATGTTAAAAATTATAGAGACTTTGTGGTACCACTAAACCATTCGCAGTCTTATGATACAACATTAACGCAGATGTCATTACAATCATTACATGAGAGCCCTAGGGTTCCTTTAATTAATTTGCCTGAGGCTCCTTTAAAGGAGTGTGGGTTTATTCATTTGCAGGCACTTAATTTGAAATTTTATGCATTGAAGCAGTTGTTTTATAAGGTGTTTGAATATAAAGAATATGGAAAAAAACCAGAGCAGCTTTTGGGTTATGATAAGGTTGTGAATGGATTGGATTTTTGTGAAATCGACACGCCTAAGAATATCATTGGTGATTGGAAATTTGATGCATCGGTCTTTGATAAGATTCTAGAAGAACGTAAATACATCGACTATATAAAAGAGCATGGGGTTGATGAATTGATTACGTTTGGTAAGGAGTATTTGTAATGAATAATATTTATAAAATGGTTAATATTCCTGTATGGAGAAAAAACTAATGAAGAGAGCATTGGTATGTGGCGGCGGTGGATTTATTGGTGCCCACCTTGTGAAGAAGTTAAAGCGTGAGGGGTATTGGGTACGGGCTGTAGATAATCATTATCCTAAGTATGCGCCCACTCAGGCTGACGAATTTATTCTAGCTAGTTTAACTATTCGCGATGTATGCGAAACGGTACTTGATGAAACTATTGACGAAGTATATCAACTTGCGGCCGACATGGGTGGTATGGGATTTATTGATTCTGCCGAAACAACTATTATGACCAATAGTGCCTTGATTAATATTAACATGATTAATACGGCAGCAATGAGAAAGGTTCAACGATATTTCTTTTCTTCTTCGGCGTGTGTATATGCCGACCAAGAATTGGGCTCGCGATGGATTAAAGAGAATGAAGTTTATCCTGCATTTCCTGACAATGAGTATGGTTGGGAAAAACTATATGCCGAGCGCATGGCATTAGCCTTTGCTCGTAATACTGGATTGCAAGTTCGTATTGCACGATTTCAGAATTGTTTTGGTCCAGAAGGAACATGGACGGGTGGTCGCGAAAAGGCTCCGGCTGCTTTTTGTCGAAAGATTGCAATGCTTCCTGGAGATGGTGGAGAGATTGAAGTTTGGGGTGAAGGAAATGCCGAACGAAATTTCACATATGTTGATGATTTGTGTGACGGGATTTATATACTTACTCAATCTGATGAAACAGAACCTACAAATATTGGCACGACCGAAATTGTGACTGTTGTTGATTTGGTCGAAATGATTGCAGAGATTTCTGGTAAGACTGTCACCAGAAACCACATTGAAGGTCCTGTTGGTGTGTTGGGAAGATACCAAACAGTAGATAAGATTAAGTCTTTAGGTTGGGCGCCGAATTATACAATGGCCGATGGAATGAAAATTACCTATGAGTGGATTGAACGTCAGGTTTGGACCGAGAAGGATGTT